CGAGAGGGCGTCCATGCCGCCGCCGTCAGGCGACCACGAGACACCCGCCCAGCCCTCGTACGCTTCCACGCGGGGGCCGTCCGGCTCCATCTCGTAGTAGCGCACGCGGACGCGGTTGGCCACGCCGGTCTTGCGCGAGGCGATCCGGAGCTTCTCCTGGCCGGGGTCGTACGACTCGGCGTCGGCGGCGAGGGTCTTACGTCCCACCTTGAACTCCAGCTTCGCCGCCAGCGCGGTGACGGTCTCCGACTTCCAGCCGTTGCCGTCGAAGTCCGAGTCGTCCTGCGAGGTCGGCTCCACGCCGTCCTTGAACTCCTGGATGCCGTAGACACCGATGTACGTCGCGGCACCGGAGCCGTCCGTCGAGTCGACGTCGAGCCACCACTTCCGGTTGGTCGTCGATGCCCCGAGGGGCACCTTGGGGGTAACTGCCATTTTCTGTCCCTCCTCAGGGCTCGTCCGGCACTACGTCCGGTTGGGTGACGGTCGGTGGACCGCCAGGCTGTAGTTCTCCGTCTGTCGGAGGTTACCGGCTTCGTCCTGACCCAGGACTGCACCCGACGTACGGGTGACGAGCTGGACCTTGACACCACCGATTGTACCACCCCAAAGGCCATGCAGGAGATCGAACGCGTCGTCGACCATCCTCACGACCTCTCGCGGGGTGCCGTAGAAGTCGAGCTGGAGCTCGGGGTTCGAGTCGGAGAGCGACGGGTCGTCGGTCCCTCCGAAGGCGCGGATCGCCACGCCGGTCTGCTTGTGCGCCTGCCCGCTGAGGTACACCCAGATACCTGACTCGCCCGCCTGGTACGCGCCGTTGGCCCGCCACGTCAGGGGGTGCTGGATACCCGGGCGTGTGGACGCGAGGAGCACCCCTACGCCGTTGAGCAGGTTCTCTGTGAAGCTTGCCATTAGTCACCCACCACACTCTTGACAGCCCGGGCAATGATCCGGCCTGCGGTCTTGGCCTCCGAGGAACACGCGTTGGACAGGTACTTGGCGTTCCGGCCCGCGTCGTGGCTGAGGGAAAGGTCTTCGTGTTGCCGGACTGCGTACGGGGTGTCGTAGCTGATCGCCACGGTCTTGTCCGAGGGGTCCGACTGGGTGACCACGCCGGAGCGCTCCAGGTCGCCGTCCTCGTGGGGCACCTGCGAGTTGCTCACGTTGAGGATGTGCTCCCCGGCCATGACCAGCCCACGCATCAGCGCGGCCTGTACTGCGGCCTGCACCTGCGGGATCTTGTTGTCAGTCCACTTGAAGTCCATCGAAGCGCTCACAGGAGGGTCACCTCCACGTGGTTGTCCCCGAACTCCGCCCAGGCACGGATCGAGATCACCTTGTACACGTCGGGCTGGCTGGGGATGGTCACCTTCGACCCGGGGCGGAGCTGGTCGGTGTACTGAGGGTCAGCGAACAGCACTGTGGAGGTGGTCACCACCGAGCCGTCCGCCGTGGTCACCCGGCGCTCCTGGAAATCGTACCACGCGGGCACCGCCACAGGTGCGCCGTAGTCGTCGCCCCACGCTCCGGAGCCCCCGAAGGGCTGGACCGAGACTGTGGCGAATGCGAGCCAGTCCCCGAACTCCTCCTGGAGAGTCACGGTGCCGGTACCCGCGACATGAGCGAGGGGTACTCGCCCCCGGAGCCCCCGGTGTACACGGAGGTCGAGAGAAGGCCAGCGGAAGCCAGGACGGATGCCGCCTGGGGGGACAGGGAACCCCCGGCGAGCGCGATCTTGGCCGCGTCGGCGGACGCGTTGGCCGCGTACGTCACCGAGCGGGAGCCCAGGGTCTTGGACTGGATGGTCCCGGGCGTGGTCGCGCCAGTGTCCCCGGGCTTGAGTCCGGCGCGGTACGTTGCCGCCGCCTGGAGGATTGTGGCGTCGTGGAACGCATTGGCGAGGGACTCGTCCGTGGGCGTGAACCCGTCGACAGCCACGTCGTAGAGCGCGGTCTTGGTCCAGTACCGGACCTGCCCCGAGGCGTCAGCCAGTCGGGAGTCAGCGTCAGCGAGGGTCTCGCCCAGGTAGGCGTTGAGGTCCTCCGCCGGAGCGTAGACCGGATAAGAGTTCGAGAGTCCAGCCATGGTTACATCCTAACAGACAGGAACCCCCTCCCGCACTAGGCGCGCGAGAGGGGGTCCATGGTCTTACTGCTTGGGGCCGAGCACGGACTCCGCGAGCTCGTCGCGGGAGCGCCCGTCGTCCTCGATGCCGAGGAACGCCAGCCAGTCCGCCTTCGAGGCGTTCCGGGTGGGCGCGTTCGGAGCCGCCGGGAACCGTCCGTCTTCCGGAGCGGCCTGGGGGGTGGACTCGTCGCCCGCCCCTTCGGTCTCCTGGCTGTCTCCCGAGCCTTCCGTGCCGTCTTCCTGGCCCTCGGAGCCTTCCGGGGCACTCTCGGGCGTCTGCGCGCCTTCGAGGTCCTCCGTGGGCTCTTCGGCGGGTGCGTCGGCCTCCGCGAAGCGGCGGCGAAGAAGCATTCCCATTTTGACCTCCTAGATCGGTAGGCCGAAGGGGAGCCCGAAGGCCCCCCGACGACTTACGGGGTGGGAACGCCGTTCAGCGTCGGCGCGTAGGTCTTGACGACCACGATGCCCCGGTTGTCCGTACGCTTGGTGGCGTAGTGGGCACCCGCCGTGAGGACGGTCGAACGCGCGAGGATGTCGCGGTCCTTCTCCATCTGCACGTCCCGCTTGAGGGCGAGCGCGAGCGCACCCCGGCGGATGATGAGGGCCGAGTACACGGAGTCGTCGCCCGTGCCGGTGACCTTCACCCGGTCCGAGATCACGATCGGCACGGAGCCGATGCGACCGACCTGGCCCCGGAGGAGCACCGAGTCCGCGCCGATCTTGTCCAGCCCGATGAAGTTCGGGTCGTTCATGAGATCGGTCGACTGCGCCGAGTGGATCACGACGCCCGCCAGCTCGGCGGGGTCGTACTCGTCGCCCCAGAGGGCGGCACCGAGGGTGTAGCCCTTCCAGTCGAACTTGTCGAGGGTCGATGCGACCGTGAGCGGACCGCCCGCCTGGAACGACGTGTCGCCAGACGCGTCGTTGTCCGGGTTCGTGGCGTACGCCGCCGTCACGAGGTCCGCGTCGATCTTGCGAGCCATCGACAGCGAGAGCTGGCGGGTGGCCTCGTCCTGGGGGCGGCCCAGCGCCGTGAGGACCGACTTGTCGGTCAGCTCGACGGCCTTGCCCGCCTCCTTGATCGTCACGCGGTCCTTGTTGGTGCCCATCTTGACGGGCACGAGCGAGTCGGTCTCCGCGACGTCAGCCGCATCACCGATGTAGTCCCACGAGCCGAACTCGACCGTATCGCCGGGGTTGCCGACGAGGGTGTCGTCCACCGTCGCGAAGTTGCGCATGACCGCTCGGGCCAGCACTGCATTGAAGATGACCGGACCCCACACCTCGGGGATGATGAGGTCCGATGCTGTGGTCTGTGCCACGATTGCCTCCTAAGGCTGGTTAGGAACTCGACCCCGCCACGAGGCGGCTGTACAGTTCCGGGTTTTTGGTGTACAGGGCGCTCTTTTCCATCACGCCCATCTGGTTGAAGGCTTCCTGGGAAACCTCTCCGGGGGCTCCGGCTCCGCCGTGGCCCTCTGCCCCAGACCGCGCGGTCCCACCCGGAGTCGCCGCGAAGAAGGGGTCCGCCGTCGCGATGGTCTTCACCAGCGCGGCAACGGAAGTCTTGTAGTTCGGGTCGGAGGTGTCCAGCTTGGTGAACGCCTCGTTGCCGTTGAGCAGGAAGTTCAGGTAGCCCTGCTTGGCCGGGTCGATGCTCGACGAGAGGGCCGCGATGGTGACCGCCGCTTCGCGCCGCTCCTGCTGGAGGGCGGACTGGTCGGTCTGCCGTCCGTTGACCTCAGCCTCCAGGCGCTTCTGGAGCGCCTCGGGCGAGTTGTCGTCGGACTCCGGAAGCTCGATGCCGATGGCCTTCGCGAACGCCAGCAACTGCTGGGTCTGTGCGTCCTTGGCCACCTTGCCCTTGGCCGCGACACGAGCGTCTGCGGCCTCCTTGGCCAGGCGGGCGTTCTCGGCCTGGAGTGCCGCCACGCCTGCCGCGTCCAGGGTCGTGGTGCCCTGGTTCTGCTCGGGAGCCGGTGCGGCTCCGGTGGCGGGTGCGGCGGGGGCGGCGGGTGCCGGGGGTGCCTGTGGAGTTGTGGTCGTGCCGCCCGTGGGGGCGGCGGGGTTCTGCTCGGTCATTTGTTCTACCCTCCCGGTAGCAGGTCCATCCCGGACCTTCGCGGTCAGTTTACCACGCGACTACGCGTCAAGCAAACCGCGACACGGGTCGACACGTCGGCGTGTCGGACTTGACAACGAGTCAAGGATGTGGTTGACTAGTGTTACGAGGTTAGGGAAGGGCCCAGGACCTCAGGAAGGCAAGACCATGAACAGCTCCGCGATCTTCGACCTCGCAGTCACCACGCTGGCACAGTACGGCCTCCTGGAGAAGGGCTGGAAGGTCGCCTGGGACAACGGCAAGCGCCGCGCCGGGGCCTGCCACTACGGCACCCGCACCATCAGCCTGAGCCGCCACATCCTGCCATTGGCCTCCGACGAGGAAATCCGCGAGACCATCCTCCACGAGGTCGCCCACGCCCTGATGCCGGGTCACTCCCACGACGCCGCCTGGGCCGCGAAGCTCCGCGAAATGGGCGGCACCGGCAAGCGCACCCACTCGATGGAGACCCCCGAGGGCCGCTACGAGGTGCACTGCCAGAACTGCGGCAAGATCGGCACCCGCCACCAGGCCCAGGGCACGTGGAAGCGCAATGTGGGCCAGCCGAGCCCCATCGCCTACTACCACCACCGGAAGTGTGGCAACGGCAAGCTGTGGCTCGTCGACACCAAGGGAGCGGCCCCCGTGGTCACCGCCCCCGGCGGCACCTTCGCAATCCAGATCCCCGTCGCCGCCTCCACGGCCAAGCCCACCCCCAATGCGGGCCGGGTCTGCTACTGCGGGTGCAACGGCACCACCAAGGGCGGTGCCTACCTCCCGGGCCACGACGCCCGCCACGTCAGCGAGGTCTTCGCCGCCTGGATCGCGAACCGGTACGACCTCGACGGAGCCAAGCACGTCCTCCGCCACGCGCCGAAGCTCCAGGCGAAGCTCGAAACCCGCATCGTCGCCTACGTGGCGAAGAACTACAAGGACTAGTACACTGGGAGGGGCGAAAGCCCCTCCCCCCCAACCTCAGGAGACACCATGGACAAGCGCCTCGACCGCCAGGACCGCTTCGAGCTCGTCAGCGATGCAGTAACCCGATACCCCGAGCCCGACTGGACCGGCACCGGCACGGTCGTCCAGATCGGCCTCAAGGGCGACCAGCCCGTGGGCTACCTCGTCCTGCAGGGCGACAAGCTCGCCTGGCTCACCAACGCGGGCCCTGACCTCGGCTGGGCCTACGGCATCCGCCTGGCCGTCGAGGAGCAGGTAGCCGCCGGACTCCGCGCGGACCGGACCGCCGCCGACGTCCTGTTCACCATCACCCGTGACCTGCCCGTGATGGAGGTGCACCTTGACGACCTTGCAGAGCTCACCGCGACACTCCGTGGCGAGTGGAAGATCTGACTGCCCCTCCACCAACACTCACCACCCCTACGGCCACCCCTGGTCGATTCACTCCCAGTGTTTCCTCGACGCGGGCCACGAGGGCAAGCACCGGGGCTACGCCGAGGGCTACTGGTTCTTCTGGGGTTAGTTCGGGAGCGGTGTCCACAGTGAGGCGTCCTCGCCCTTCGGGACGGTCTCGACGCGGATACGCCACCCGCCACCGGGCTCCTGCACCACCGAGTGCACGAAGAACTGCGTACCCCGGGCGAGCAGGATCTCGCGCTCTGCGGTCCCGTACCGCGACACCGGCATCACGTTGAGGGCCTCCGAGCCCTCCCGGAGCATGATCTCAAGCTTGACCTGCCCGCCGAACGCGGCCTTGGTCCCGACCGACGTCGAGGTGTAGGCGTGGTTCACGTAGGTCTTACCCACCAGGTCAGTCGGCGGGGGCGGGGGGAGCCGTCCGAGACCGAACTCCTCCAGTGAGGTCCCACGGTGGACCACGAGGTCCTGCGGGATCTTGCCCATCGCGTCGTCGAGGTTCTTAGTCTTGGTCTTGTACGTGCCCGCCGGGAGCGAGTTGACGTCCTTGTGACCTCGTAGTGCGGTGTTCCAGGCCGAGTAGGACGAACCGGAGTACAGCTTCGCCGCCTCCCCGCCCACGGTGTTGTGCTTGGCCGAGGGCAGGTTGCTCTGGGCCCAGTTGATGCCGTCGTAGTCCGAGTGGCGGAGGGCCGAGCCGAAGCCACGCGCCTCCGAGGTCACCCCATTGTCGGTGCGCCACTGTGCGTAGTCGAGCTTGTACTGGGCGAGCTTGTTGCCGTAGTCCGCCATGGCGGTCTTGTAGGCGTCGACGTCACGAGGGTCCGGCTGGGTTTTCTTCGCGACGATCTTGTAAATCTCGTCGATCAGGTTGGCGTTGAGGTACTTGTTATTGTACAGGTAGTCTGCCGCCTGGAGGTCCCCGTCGAGGGCCTTCTGGACGTACGGCCAGTTGTTGCTCTGCTCCAGCGTCGACTTCGGGTTGTTGGTCTCCTTGGCGAAGTCCTCGTACTTGGTCTTGACCTTGGCGAGCCAGGCGTCGATCCCCTTGGTCACGTCGGCCTTGGGGAAGCTGGGCTCCACGGGCGCTCCCGGCTTCTCCAGGCCCTTCCAGGACCCGGAGGGTGCCGACACCGCCGGGGAGGTCTTCGAGGTCGCGGAAGGGGCCGTCGGAGCCTCGGGAGCGGGCTTCGAGGGCACCTGGCTGGCCTTGGTGGGCCCCTTGGACAGCTTGTTGCCCTCCACGAGGATCTTGTTACCCTCCAGGAACTTCGCGTGCGTGATCCAGCCGTTCTTGTACAGGTCGCCCAGCGCCACCGACTTGATCGGCTGTGCCAGGTCCGGGTTCAGGAGCTTGCCGACCGGTCCGGCGGGGAGTTCGGGGAACCCCGCCAGGAGGTTCTTGGTCCAGTCGTCGAACGGGTCGACCGGTTCGGGCTTCGGGGGCTTGGGCGGCTTCGGTGCCTTGGGAGGAGTCACCGGACCGGTGAACGGCTTACCCGGGCCGTAGAACCCATTGATCGACTCGCGGGCGTACTGCCGCTTGAGCTCGGGGTGGCTCTTCATGTGGGCCAGCTGGGCGTTCTGCCACTCCTTGACCTTGGCGGCAGACTTCGCCGCCTCCTTGGGGTCGGTCGCCAGGGCGTTCTTGAGCTTCCACTCGCGGATCTTGCGCTCCATGGCGCGCTGTTCCTGCTGGGCCTTGTAGCCGTCCTCGTCCCACGGGGGGCGGGGCTTCGGCAGGACCGTCGCGCCCGGGAGGAACGCGCCGACGTTGCACCGGCAGTTCGGGTGGCCCCAGCCTGCGGCCTTGGCGTCGTCGAGGGTGCCCCAGACCATTACCCGGTAGGGCTTGGCCTCGGTGGCGCTCGGGACGTACTGCTGGCCGGAGGGTCCGGTCGTCCGCCACAGGGGCTTGTTGGCCCACTCGTCGCAGAGCTCGCAGTGGCGCGGGCCCGGGTGGATGTATACCAGGTCCATGCCGTTCGACCCGAGGGTGTCCATGTGCCCCTGGATGGAGGTGTTGGCCACGCCGGTCCGCATCGCCATGGTGATGTAGTCCGGCAGGTTCATCTTGCCGCCGGGGCCGGTCTTGAGTCCCTGGCCGAATGCCTGCTGGAGAGCCTTCCCCGTGGCCTCCCGTCGACTCCCGGAGCCCGCCTGGACTCGGAGCACGGTGTCGTTCACGACCTTGGCGTAGGCGTCCTCGGTGGTGCGGAGGAGCTTGGGCATCATCCCGGCGGTGTTGCCCAGCATCGCGTTGGACGCGGCACGGACAGACGCCACCCGGGTCGCGGAGGAGACCGCCGTGGGCTTACCGGGGAGCCACTCGGACGCGTCCTTGAGGGCCGTCCACTCGCCGCCCTTGTAGGCGGCACCGAACGCGCCGTTGATCTTGCTGGTCATCGAGGAGTTGACCTTGGCCAGCTGGGTCACCATCTGCTTGCGCATCTGCTGAACCTCAGACAGGCGGGCCTTCTGCCAGTCGAGGTCGTCGAGGGCCTCGCCCTTCTCCAGGCGGGCCTTGATCCCGGCCAGGATTTCGAGCTCGGCCTGCTGGTACGCTCGGGCGATCTCGAAGTACAGGTCGTCCGGCGGTGTAGGGCTCACCGGCATGGCTTACTCCTCGAAGGGGCTCGGGGTGGTCACTTCGGGGGCTTCCCCGGTGCCCATGTCGGGCGAGAGGCCGAACGTGGCCGGGTCGACCACTTCGCCCTCGTCCTCGATGCGGGCGACCTCCTCGTCGACGTCCAGGTCCGACCAGTCCGGGTGGACCAGCTGGACACGAACCTTGGTCGACGCGGCCTGGGCCTGCTTGAGCACGTTGGCGGTCTCGGCCAGGTACTTGATGTCGGGGTGCGCGGCGGGCGGGAACTCGACGATGACCGGCCACTCCTCCGGGATCGCGGGCCGGTTACCTTCCTGGCCTGCGAACTCGGTGTTGAAGACCCGGATGAGCGCCTCGACGATGCCTTCCAGGGCGTTGCCCCAGTACAGGGCCTTCTTGGCGCGGGTCGAGAAGCTCCGGCGGGTGCGCCCGGTGTACTCGGTGGCGGTCATGTCGCCGCCCTGCTCCCCGAAGTCGCTGTCCGGGTTGTACCCTGCCGACTTGATGGCCTTCGCGGAGTACCACTCGATGGCCTTGATGTGCTCCTCGACGCGGATAGCGAACTGGGACGCCACGAGCGGCATCTCGTCCTTGTCCGAGGGGTTCGCGCGCACCGGCGAGAAGTAGTCCTGGTCCGGGTTGAAGCTCGCACCCTTGCCCGCCCCCTGGTCCTCCAGCATGTACCGGGCGACGAACACCCGACCCTTGCCGAGGGCGATGTCCCGCATGAGCGAGCTCGCGATCTCGTCCACCGCGTCGAACAGGGTCAGCGTACCGGGGCTGTAGTCCGACCGGCCCACCGCCGCCTGCCGGTCCGAGGGGTCCGGGAGTCGGTTGGGGACGCTCGTGGCGAGGAGCATGCCGTCGAGGGTCGGGTAGGCGACCTCGTTGCCCACCAGAAGCGGGTTCTCCGCCACCCAAGCGGTCTCCTCGTAGTCCGTGAGGGGCTTGATCTTGCCGAGGTTGTCGTGGGACCCCTCGTAGACCGCGTACTCGACCTTGCCCGGGCTGTAGCGCTCCAGGAACCGGACGATCTTGGTCTTGTCGTGGCGGATGGTCGTCCAGAAGGTCACCGCGACGAGCTTGCCCCAGCGGTACTCCGGGATCGTGGCGTCAGCGTCCACACGGGTCAGGAACGGGGCCTTCGAGTCGACCTCCTTGTCCCAGGCAATGCGGAGCGCTACCGAACCGAGCGGGCTCTGGGTCTCTGCCGCCGCGAGGAGGAGCGCCTGCCAGTTCACCCGGTCCAGGAGCCATTCGAGGGTCGCCTGGGCCTCCTGGCCTGCAGGGTCGTCGACGGTCTCCATCTCGGGCTCACCCGTGATGGGGTCCGTGGGGGTCTCCCCGACCTCCGGTGCCACTCCCGTTACCGGGTCGGGCGGAAGTGTCCCCGTGATGGGTGAGGGCTTCGGAGGGGCCTTCTCTCGCACCAGCGGGGGCACGTCGAGTCGGACGATGGGGGGCTCTGCGAACAGGAGCTCGGACGACATGACCGCGATGTCCTCGGCCAGCGGCACGTGGATCTTGGTGTCCTTGTCGCCGGTCCCGGGCGAGGTGCCCCAGAACCAGCGGTGCACGATGCGGTAGACCTTCGACTTGAACCCACCATCGACTCCAGCGTCGGCGGTCTCGATGTGCCCGCCCTTGTACTGTCCGGCGAGCTTGTCGGGGTCGCCCTCGTACCAGATCGATGCCACTCGCATCTTGTCGTAGCGGGCCGCGTCCTTGGCCGGGGGCCACGGGGTGTTCTCTACGGGCAGGGCCATGGGTGCTCCTTACGTCAACGCACAGTCTACCACGGCGTCACGCGGCCTCGCTGTAGTCCTCGTCGTCCCGCGAGCCCGGGGCGTGCTCTGCCGCCACCAGGACGGGCACGTCGTCGCGCCAGAAGCGCCGGGTGGAGTACACCGCGTACCGCCAGGCGTCCACCTCGTCGTCGTCTTCCTTGATCGGTTCGTCCTCGCCCCGCTTCGCGGCCTTCGGGTCCCACATGTACCCCGGGATGTGGTCGATCAGCTCGGGACAGTCGGTCGAGACCGCGATCCGGTTGATCGCCAGTAGCGAGTTCAGGGTCTTGATGCCGCCGTCCTTGCTGTTGTGGGCGGGGGCGGTCGTCATGCCGTCGTCGAACAGCTGAACCCGGAAGTGCTTGGCGGCGGGGTCGACGAAGATCCACTCGGGGGTCTGCCGCCACTCCTTGGCGACCTGCAGGACCCACTTGCGGAAGTCGGCGGACTGCTTGTTGGGCGAGAGGTTCTGCTCGGGGGCGAACTCGGCCACGGTGTAGAGCATCTGGGGGACCTCGTGGTCCTGCGTGGTCGGGGTCCGGCGGTAGCGCCAGTCGTCCGCCACCCAAATAGCGTAGGCCCGGGTCGGGTGCTGGGTTCCGTAGTCGAGGGCCACGCCCACGAGCTTGCCGTGGCGGGGGATGAGTTCGGGGGCCACCGTGTGGCGCTCGGGGGACCACTCTTCGAACACGGAGCCCTCGGCCTGGACCCACTCGCCGTCGAGGAACCGCCGTCGCCACAGCCCCGTATACTCGCGCTCGATCTGCTGGATGTAGGCGGGGTTGTTGGCCACCAGCCAGGCGTTGTGGCGAAGCTTGAACCGGTACCGGGCGTAGCCGAGCTCGGACACCCGCTTGATGATGGTCTTGTAGGCCCAGTGCTGGGGGCCGTCCGGGTTGGTGGTCGCGAGGATACGGGAGCCTGGGGGGCTCATGCGGGCCAGGAGTTGCTTCCAGAACGGCTCCGAGATGAGGGTGAGCTCGTCGACGTATGCCGCCGAGACCGTCAGCCCTCGGAGGACCATCTCGGACTTGACGTCGGACGCGCCGAGGATGTGGACCACGCGCCCGTAAATCTTGGCCGTGGGTGCGCCTGAGGTGTAGCTCACGTACTGGGCGAGCTCCCCGAAGATCGAGTCGTCCATGAGCACGTCGAACACGTTGCGGGCGATGGAATCGCGGGTCCGGCCCACGATCACCAGGGCACCGCCGGGGGGCGGGTCCTGGCAGAGGATCAGGAACGCCATGAGGGACACGACGGTCTTACCGGCTCGGACCGCCCCGTCCCACAGGCAGACCTTGGGCATCTCCCCGAACTGGTTCGGGCGGAACGCGTCGGCCAGGGTCGCGGCCTGCTCGGGGGACAGCCCGACCGGGATCGGGTCGCTCATCGGTTGATCACGCCGTCCTCGATCTGCGGGGGTGCCTCGGTGAGGCCCCGGAGGATCGTGGTCAGCATCGACTGGGCCCGGGCGAGTCCGCCGTCGTCGGCCTTGTCGTCGTTGCGGTTGATCGACTGGTCGAGGACCGACAGGACGGAGATTTCGGAGCGGAGGTCCTGGGCGGGGATGAACGAGAGCGCCTCGGTGATCTCGCCGCCGCCGGGGATCTTGACGAGGGTCTTGTACTTCTCCTCGCCACGAAGTACCTTGAGGATTGCGGCCTGGCGAAGCTGGAAGATCTCGTCGAACGCGGCCTGGCGGTTCGCTCGTTTTGCCGCCGCGTCCCGCTTGAACGCCTGGGCTCCGATGCTGTTGTCGTGGGCGGGGGTCGCGCCGAGCCCCTCGACCTTGCGGAACCGGGAGATTGTGGAGGAGCCTACGCCGATGCGTCGGGCGATCTCGTTTACGGACACGCCCTCGGCCAGCCAAGCTCGGGCCTGCTTCTTCTCTACCTCGGTCAGGGGCTTGCCCTTTGGCCGGTCAGGGTTGGTCTTCACGTTACGGTTCGTAACCACTTCTATCTCCTCACACATCCCGTGTCGGGCCCTCCCGGACCTAGGGTCAAGTGTACCAGATCGAGCGCGACACGCCGATTGTCGGTTTGGGCTTGACACGGAGGCAAGACCCATGTTAGACTTGTGTTACAGGTTGAAGGAAACGCCCAAGACCACCACGAAAGGCCAGGCCATGACCGCTTACAGCATCCCCACCGAGTTCCTCAACACGAACCCGAACTCGAAGGCAACCTTCCGCCCCGGCGGCGACGCCCAGTACGTCAGCTACCTCCTCGGCGGCATCATCAACGAGATCGCGGACTTCGGCCCCGAGCGCCTCGGCGAAGGTGAGGACTTCGCCAAGTACATCCGCCGGGTCATCCGCCAGGAAGCCGCCAACCTCGGCTTCTCGGACGCCCTCAAGGCCAAGTTCCTCGCCGCCGCCGAGCGCATCCTCCAGCGCGAGCTGGACCGCCAGGAGCGCGACCTCATCAAGGCCGCGAAGCGCGCCGCCAAGACCGCCAAGGCCGCCGAGCGCGGGGCTCACGTGATCGAGGTCCTCGACTCCGGCACCGTCAAGGTCGGCCGCTGGGAGTACCCGGCCCGCGAGCGCAAGTACAGCGACGGCACCTCGCTCCTCCAGCGCAACGCGAAGCGCGACGGCTCCGGTGAGTGGATCAGCATCGACGCCTGAACCGCCGACAGCGAGACCCCCGCCAGGGCCTGACTCCTAACCGAGTCGGGCCCTGGTCCGTATCCGGTGGCAATTGGCGCATACCACCTCACACTTCGCGACCTCCGCTTCGATCTTGGCCCACGAGTACCCAAGTCGCA